CTGCTCTACACAAGACAGTCATCAGGGCAAACAAAGAAGCAAACATCTACGACTTTGCGTTCATTCACGACAGCTACGGAACCCACGCTACGGGCTGCGAAGCTTTGTCTAAAATCCTTCGTAGTGTGTTTGTCGATATGTTCAGCGACGACCTTCTACAAGACTGGAGAAACCAACTTAGCAACCAATCAGGGCTGGAGCTACCAGCGCCTCCTGACTATGGCAACGCCGACATTTCTAAGATTTCCGAGAGCACATATTTTTTCAGTTAGCACTCCGCTGGCTGAGTAGTAAACCCACCGAAATAGGTAATAGTACAAATGAGTAAAGTATACACAACGCCAAAAGGAACTGCGGTTTGGCCCCGCATCGACACACCAGACACAAAGTTTGACGAGGACGGTTTGTTCTCGTGTAAACTCCACGTTTCTGAGGGAGACTTCAACGCGTTTGAGCTCCTTATCAACGAAGAGGTAGAGCGTGCTTACAAAGCTGAGTGCGCTGCCCAAGGTAAAGACAAGCTCCGCCGAGCTCCGTCTAGCCCCCTCCGTATCACCGATGACGGTGACTACGAAATCCTTGCCAAACAAAAAGCAAAGGTAAAAACCAAGACAAAGGGAATCCTTGAGTTTTCTATCGCGTGTTATGACAGCACGGGTAAGAAGATTGCTGCACCTAAAATTGGTAGCGGTTCCCAACTTAAGCTGGCTGTTGAGGTCAACACTTGGTTTGTTCCTAGTCAGGGATTTGGATATAGCCTACGCCTACGCGCCGCACAGGTTCTTGAACTTGTAGAGTACGGCGGTGGAGGCGGCTTCGGCTTTGGTGCTGAAGGAGATGGATACGTCGGAGATGGCGAGTCCTTTACCGACACCTTCAAGAGTAACGATGAGGCGGAAGCGACAAACGCGCCGTTCTAAGTTTCGTTCCCGATTTGAGGAAAAAGTGGCCTCCGCTCTTAAGCGGGCGGGGGTCACCCACTCCTACGAGTCGATGAAACTGACGTACACGAAGGAGTGTAAATACACGCCCGACTTCGTTTTAGACAACGGCATTATTCTGGAGGTAAAGGGATATTGGCAAGCATCAGACCGAACCAAACACCTGAGAGTGAGGGAAGCACACCCCGACCTCGACATCAGATTTGTTTTTCAGAAAGCAACGAACACACTAAACAAGAACTCAAAGACGACCTACGGGGATTGGTGCGACAAGCACGGGTTCCTGTGGTGCGAGGGCGTAGTTCCACACGAATGGATGAATTAAGGGCGATAGCCACACACCAACCCTGCCCCGATTGCGGGAGCAGCGACGCACTAACACATAACGCAGATGGAAGTACCAAGTGCTACTCCTGCGGTCTGTTCACACCGAACAGAAAAAACAAAGAACAAAACACACCTACCAACACAAATATGAGCAACGTATCACCTCTTGGATTCGTACAAGGAAAATTCATGGACATTACCCCACGGGGTATCAACAAGGACACCTGTGTAAAATACAGTTATCAAATAGGCGAACTAAACGGTAAGCCCTGCCATATCGCCAACTACCGAAACCTAGACGGAGCTCAGGTCGCCCAGAAGTACCGATTTGAAGACAAGAGCTTCCACTGCAACGGTACGCCCAACTATTTCTTCGGTCAGAACTTGTGGCCTAACGGAGGTAAGAAGCTGGTCATCACTGAGGGTGAAATTGACTGCCTTACAGTTAGCCAGCTCCAAGGAAACAAGTGGCCCTGTGTGTCCCTACCGAGCGGCGCTCAGTCAGCTAAGAGTATCTTTAAGCGTCAACTAGAGTGGCTCTCATCGTGGGATGAAGTCATCGTTATGTTTGACCAAGACAAAGCGGGGCGTGAAGCTGCTGAAAGTGTGGCTCACATCCTTCCCGCTGGTAAGTGTAAGATTGCTCGCCTCAGCGGTAAAGACCCCAACGAGATGCTTCTCGCCAACAAAGGTGACGAGGTTATCCGTGCATTCTGGGACGCTAAGGTGTGGCGCCCCGACGACATCGTAGATGGCACTGAGTTGTACGAGCGTCTGACCACACCAAAGGAAAATGACAGCATCCCCTACCCTTACTATGGGCTTAACGAGATGACCCGTGGTATGCGTAAGGGTGAGATTGTTACCTTCTGTGCTGGTTCTGGTATCGGTAAGTCAGCGGTCTGTAAGGAAATTGCACTGCACGTTCTCAAGTCCACTGACCGCAAGCTTGGATACATCGCTCTAGAGGAATCCATCGAGCGCACCGCTAACGGTATCATCGGTCTGGAGATGTCTCGCCCGCTTCATCTTGAGCCTTTCGAGGCTGACGAAGCCTACAACAAAGCGTACAAGGATACAGTCGGCTCTGGGCGCTTCTTCCTGTATGACCACTGGGGTTCTCTGGACAGCGACAACCTACTTGGGCACATCCGTTATATGGCAAAAGCTATGGACGTTGACTATGTAGTTCTAGACCACCTCTCCATTGTTGTCTCTGGTATGGGCGACGGAGATGAACGCCGTATGATTGATAACACTATGACGAAGCTACGCGCTCTCGTCGAGGAAACCAAGATTGGTGTTATCCTTGTTAGCCACCTCAAGCGCCCCGAAGGTAAGGGGCACGAGGAAGGTGCAGCCACTTCCCTAGCGCAACTCCGAGGCTCCGCTGCCATCGCCCAGTTGTCCGATATGTGCATCGGCTTGGAGCGTAACCAGCAAGACAAAGAGAACCGTAACCGTACAGCCCTGCGTGTTCTGAAGAACCGCTTCAGTGGTGAGACGGGTCTGGCTTGTCAGCTTCTGTACGACAAGGAGACAGGACGAATTGCAGAAGAAACCAACCCACTGTTCGTTGATACCGACGACGAGACTAATCCGTTTACCTAATAACCAAAGGAGTTAATGCAGTATTGTTCAAACTTTAAGTACGACCTTGAGATAGGTCAAGCAGCTGAAAAGGAGGTGGGCGATATGCTTGCCAACCAAAAGATAGAAGTCAAACTCGACAAGATGGCAGTCAAGACTGGCAACCTGTTTGTTGAGTATGAATCTAGAGGTAAGCCTTCGGGGGTCTCCCGTTCAGAGGCTGAACACTATTGCTTCGTCGTTGGTAACTTAAAGTTATTCATCCCAACCGACCGCCTAAAGGAACTTATTGAGCCACTCAAGGGTACTAAGTTCGACAAGCGGGGTGGAGACAACAACACATCCAAAGGCGTCCTTCTGAAGTTGACGGACATCCTTACCGCCATATAGTCAGAAAATATACACATGAAAACAACAGCATACTTCGACATTGAAACCAACGGAATTGAGGACTGGGCAACACTAAGCGACTTAGAAACCATCCACTGTCTTGTTGTTATCGACCAGAACGGAACAGGCCGCTACATCGCTGACAACCTACGGGACGGCTTAAAGCGCCTCTCCGCTGCATCTACCATCATTGGACACAACGCTATTGGTTTCGACGCTATAGCACTCTGGAAACACTACGGGTTCCGCCATCCAGACATCCGAGATACCGCCATTATGGGACGCCTTATGTTCCCTGATGTACGTGAGGACGACTTTAAACGTGAAGGGTTCCCTAAAGAGCTTATCGGGTCTCACTCCCTGAAGGCTTGGGGATACCGCATCGGTGACCACAAGAGCAACCACGGAGAAACCGAAGACTGGTCAGAGTGGTCACAAGAGATGGAGGACTACTGTGTTCAAGACGTTGAGGTAACCAAGAGTCTTCACGAGTTCTTTTTAAAGAGGGGCTACAACTCACTTACCCAAGCCGACGAACTAGAGCACGCATTCGCTAAAGCTATCCGTGTACAAGTTCTAAACGGATTTCCCTTTGACGTAGCTGCTGCTGAGAACTTAACCAAAGAGTTAATGACCCGCCGAGCTGAGTTAGACATAGAACTCCGCGAAGTATTTCCGCCAACCATTGAGACCACCAAGAGTAGCTGGTGGCTTGCACCTGACGGCACAAAGTCCCGCACCAAGAAAGCCCTAGTCGAACAAGGCTTCAAAGCAAAGGCCATTGTTAAAGGAGACCCCGTAACGAAAGAGATACCGTTCAACCCTAACAGTCGTGACCAGATAGCAGAACGACTGATGGCTAACGGCTGGAAGCCAAACGCCTACGAAGGTAAACGCCCAGCAATCAACGAGGGGGTACTTAAGGAAATCGGCACACCCCAAGCCGAAAAACTCCTTGAGTACCTCCTTGTGACCAAGAGACTGGGACAGGTAGCGGAAGGTAACCAAGCGTGGCTAAAGCTGGAGCGCAACGGACGTATCCACGGCTCAGTCAACACCAACGGGGCTGTTAGTGGTCGCTGCACCCACAGCAACCCTAACGTAGCTCAAGTGCCCTCCACGCGGGCACCTTACGGGGAACAATGTCGTGCTGCTTTTACAGCCCCAGAAGGTAAAGTACTTGTAGGGGCTGACGCCTCTGGTCTGGAGCTTCGCTGCCTCGCCCACTACCTCGCTATGTTTGGTGACAAGGAATACGCCAAGACCATCCTTGAGGGGGACATCCACACAGCCAACCAGAAAGCTGCTGGGCTCCCCACGCGGGACGACGCAAAGACATTCATATACGCCTTCCTGTATGGCGCAGGTGACGCTAAGATTGGTTCTATTGTTGGAGGGACTGCCAAGGACGGTAAGCGCCTCAAGGCTGCTTTTATGGCAAAGACTCCTTCCATCAAGAAGCTATACGACGCTGTGTCGAACGCCCTTGAAACAAAAGGTAAGCTCCAAGGACTCGATGGCCGCCCCCTGCCCTGTCGTAGCCCACACTCAGCGGTCAACCTCCTCCTCCAATCAGCGGGCGCTGTTGTTATGAAGCAGGCTCTAGTGGAGTTCGTTAAGTCCACCAAGCTGCCCTACACGATGCACGCGAATGTCCACGACGAAGTTCAGTTCTCTTGTGACCCCAAGCACGCCGACGTCTTAGGGCAAGGCTTTTGTAATGCTTTGACAAAGGCGGGTAAGGTACTCAACTTTAATTGCAGGCTCGATGGTGAATACAAAGTAGGTGCCAACTGGGCAGAAACACACTAACCACACATGAAAGAAACAAAGAACAAAACATTACTCATCGACGCTGATATGGTCTTGTACCGCTCAGTGTGCGCCGCAGAACAAGAGATGCGGTGGGACGACGACATCTGGACACTCCAAACCAATATGTCGGAAGCCAAGGCAGAGGTAGACAACCAACTGTCTACTATCACGCAACGCCTCAAGTCCGACGACATCCTATTGTTGTTCTCCCCTAAGCGTACCTTCCGCCACGACCTGTTCCCCTCCTATAAAGCCAACCGTTCCAGCAAGCGCAAGCCCTTGGGTATCGGAGAGCTCAAAGAGTGGATGATGGAGGAGTACCCATCCCAGATGTATCCTAACATCGAGGCTGACGACGCTATTGGTATTATGTGTACGCAAGACCCAGAGAATAGCATTGCTGTATCTGGCGATAAGGACTTCGGGACACTCCCAATCACTTGGTACAACCACCAGAAAGAGGTGCTGATTACTACCCCAGAGAGCACCGCAAACTACTTCCATTTCCTTCAGTCCCTTACAGGCGACGCTACGGATGGCTTTGGAGGTCTCAAGGGATGTGGCCCCCGCACCGCTGAGAAGCTCTTAGAAAAGAACGGAGCAACTTGGAAGACCGTTGTGGATGCCTATGAAGCCAAAGGACAGACAGCCGAAGACGCACTGTTGACCGCTCGGTTAGCACGCATTCTACGAGCTGGTGATTACAACACGGAAACCAACGAGGTGACACTATGGCAACCAGAGGGATGAACGCAATCGACCGCCTCGTGTATGACATTGAGCAAGCCAACAAGAGACACACAGATAATATGAGTAAAGTAATTGAAACAGTACTACCAGACAGCGGAGAGCGTTCAGAGTTTGATACGGGCGCTGTTCGTGACGCTATGCACGGTAAAGGGATGCCCAGCCTAATTCCCATTGAAGCGCTCAGGGCTGTCTCAAAGCGTTTTGAAGACGGAGCAACTAAGTACGGGCGCGATAACTGGAAGAAAGGTATCCCCCTCAGTCGCTACGTGGACAGCCTCTATAGACACCTTTGGCAATTTATGGAGGACGACCAATCAGAAGACCACGGAGGGGCTATTGTGTGGAACGCTATGTGTTTGATACAAACCAAGAAATGGATTTCAGAAGGTAAATTACCCAATGAACTCAATGACTTAGAAATTAAGGAGGATTAGTATATGAACGAGAGCAGCAGTTTTACAGAACTACCGCCAATTTCGGCAACTCTTATCAAATGCCTTGAGGAAGTGTATCCCCCTCAGGATTTCACTCCCTCTAAAGGTATCCGAGAATTGGACTTTTACTATGGACAGCGTTCCGTGGTTAACTTCCTTAAACATTCCTATCAAATCCAAAACGAAAATATCCTAACGAAAGACTAGCTATGTGCATGTCATCTCCTAAAATCCCAGACCCGCCACCTCCTCCAGCGCCACCCCCACCTCCTACAGCAACAGCTAAGAAGGTGGAAAACAAAGCCCTGAAAAGCCGAGGTAGCTCTAAGAAACGGGGTACTTCAGCGTTAACAATTCGTCGCTCCAGCGTAAACACAGGTAGTTCTGGTAGCGGAGCAAACATTAACTACTAAAATCTATGCCCAATAAAAGCGTAACGGTTCTCAACGGTGACGGAAGCACCAGAACAATTACCATCCCAGACCGTAGCCGTTACGCTGGGCGTAGAACAATTACCAAGGAAGATGGTTCTACTCTGACCATTGACCGCACCGCTCGTGTACACACCAGTGACCGCAAGGGTCAGTCCCGTCCACTACTCAGTAAAGTAGTTGGTGGGGCAGCAGCCGCTTATAGCTTGCGTGACCTTAATGACCGCAGTGGAAACAACAATGTAGTACGGGTACGCCGCGAGAGCGATAACTCCGAAAAAGACTTTAGAGCCAAAGAGGTATCCAACGGGACTATGGCTCGCTGGGTCAACGAGCAGCCTACGCTGCCGCTTGACTTACGGGAACTGGACGAGAATACAGGCGAACGCGATGGTGCGTTGATTCAAGCAGCCGCCGCTTACTCCCTGCGTAAACTAAAGGAGGACTTCACTGCTGACGTTGTAGAGGTACGCCGTAACGTGGACGGGGAGACTGAGGGATTTACCGCTGACGAGGTTACTGACGGTACGCTGGAGAATTTTGTAAGTACTGGTGAGGTTGTTTATTCAAGCGACTTTAGCGTGGATGCAA